TAAGTAGTCCCTGCAGTATCATAACATAAAACTTTATTTATTAAATAATAATCTGCAGGCATTGTATATTGATTTGTTCCTACTTGAGGAGCACTTTGTGTAAGAGCAGCAGTAGTAGAAAATAAATCTATAACCTCTACAATTCCTTTAGCGATATCTGCATATCCACTTCCTGATTGTCTAACATTTTCTTTTACTATTTGATAATTATACTCATAAAACAAATCCTCAAATAAATCAAGTTGAGCCTGTTTAGCATATAAGTTAAAATCATTAGGAGGTATATATCCGTAGTTATTCTTATTTAATATTGCTAATACTGTATTTCTTACTGAATTAATCATTATAAAATCTTTCTACAAAGATAAGCAAAAAAAAAGAGGTTACTTTTTTTTAGCAACCTCTTAATTAGTTAGTGTAATAGGTGTTTAACTAAACACTGTAACTGCAATACTTGTAACTGTTTCGCCAGCTGGTAATACTACTGGAACAACTGCATTTTGCCAACTCGTTTGAGCAGCAGCAGTTAATGCCTCATTCATAGCTGTAACCATTGCAAACGTAGAGCCTGCTGTTACTAGTCCAAAGTGGTGTCCCCAAGCATTAACACTGTAAATTCTCATTGCTGTAGCACTTGTTCTTTCCACATATAAACCATCTCCCACAGGAACCAATTCCTTTCCTGCTCCTGTTGTAATTTCTAAATACTTTGCCATTTTTTCTATATTTTTAAATTAGTAAAAAAACTACCTCTCATAGGTAGTTACTATTAGCAAAGATAAGCAAAAAAAAAGAGAGTGCTATGAGCTCTCTCTTTCTTATAAAATATGTGCCTGCACCCGAATATTTACTTTAATTTTTCTAGCATTTTTAAAGTACTAACTCCTTCATCAGTTTTAAAATATTGTGCTACAATAGCATTTTTATCTTCACCAAAAGGTACAGTCATCATTCTTTTCTTATTAGTCTTAGTGTTAAAGTGAACATTTTGTTTCTTCATCATTAACTTACCCTCATCAAAAAATGATTGAACTTTAGCTTGCAACTTCATTAATGGGTCATTCAGAATACTTAAAAACACTTCAGGTTCATTTTTAGCAAACACTAAAATATCTCTTTTTAATTCCGCTGTAGAAATTTTTGATACATCTCTACTGAATAGCACTCTTCCTACATTTTCCATTTGAGGAATTGATAAAGAGCGAGCTTCTACTAATGCATCTACTTGAGCACTTAATATGTCCACCTCTACGCCTGCATCTCTTTCTGTATTTACTTTACGAAATACCTTATCGTAACCAGGATGAAATTCTAAAAATTGTTGAAGCATAGGGTTTGTAGCTGGTACATTTAACATACCATCTTCAAAAATTATGGGCTCCAAAACTTTATTCCCATCTTGTTCGTCTACAAAAATTGATTTTTGATTTTTAGCGTAACAAAGTTCTCTATTGATTTGTTGTTCCTCATCCCAATACAGTAGTGTATTTCTTTTATTATGATGAGTCGCTAACATAAAAGCTAACGGAGATTTTCCGTTTGTTAAGACATACGTCTCGTTTTTTAATATTTTCTTTTTCATTTTATTTAAATTTAATTAGATTAAAAAAAAGGGAGGAGGATTAACTCCTCCCCTTAGTTATTTACTCTTCTTATGATTTGAATAAGAAGAAGTTATTTGCACCTAAAGTACATACACATCTTTCAGATAAGAAGTTGACGTTCATTACGTCATCACCGCTTGTTGCAGCTCCTCCTGCTCCACCAGTTATCCACGTTTTATATCTTCTATCTTCAGTTTCTGAAGCTCTATATCTAACGTGTAAAAATGGTCTCTTAGCATTTTTACCTAAAATTTGGTCATATACAGTAGTTGAACCTGCTGGTACCATTAAGCCATTAATAGCTCCACCAACAAGTCCACCTCTCATTGTAGGGTCATTTAGATATTTCCAGTCTGACTTATAGAAGTCGTAACCTCTTCTAAATCCTCTGAATCCTAAATTTAAAGCCATCTCTTCGTCATTATCAAATAATCCGTAAGATGAACCTCCACCACCATAAGAGTTTTGTGAAGCCAACATATCGTCAACATCAAATCCAAAAGCTCTGTTTAAGAAAATTACATTTTCTTCAATAGAACCTTGCTTATCTAATCTTTCGATAATTAAGTCAAATTCACTTAATGCAACTGGATTACCTCCAGACCATACATTTCCTCTTGTTCCAACTACGTGGAAGATACCTTCAGTACCTTTGTTACCCACGGGTGCTGCTGCTGCAATCGCCCCTGAAGCTGCTTCTGCTGGAACTGCTTCCACCATTGCTGTTTCTAGGTAGTCGTCAAAACGTAATCTTGTATCGTGTTCTGATTTTAAATACCATAGGTATCCATTTGCACCATCTTCTCCGCTTACTTCAATCCATCCGATTTGAGCCATATCTGAACCATTTACTCTATAAGTATCTTTTAAGATAATTGGAGAGTTGTTAAAGATAGAGTCATCAGAAATTAAAGTTTCAGCCATAGATGCTTGTCCTTTTGCAAATTCAGAACCATATACAAACACTGAACAAGCCACGGCTGCTGCCATAGTTTGACCTCCAGCTTCGTAATAAGCTACATCAAATGTTCTGTTAGCATAATTAACGCCTGTAACAATTGCTTTATTGCTTAATGTAGAACCTGCTGTTTCATCAGATATCATAACTGTTTGACCAATTCTTATCGCAATTCCTCCTGCTGCTCCAGTTTGTGGCTGTGTAGCTGGGTCTATTTGCGCTGCTGGAACTGTCCAAGTAGCTGTATCTTGAGCTGCTGCTTGAGCTGAAGTTACCCCTGTATATTTAGTGTGTAATCTACCTTGCTCTGCCCAGATAATTTTATCCGAGTTAGAAGGCATTTCAGCACCTACCATTCTTAAGAATGAAGATACTGTTCTGTTTCCGTAACGCTCAAATTCCTTTTCATAAGTATCGGGTAGATAAGTACTCAAGAAATCAAAGCTGCTAATGTAATTGGTAGCTGTTGTAATCTGCTGCGCACTAGGCTGCAACTGATAATTTAACAAGCCACCTGTTTCAATACTTCCTGCCATAATTTCAAATTTTTTTTATTTATTATTATTTTTTTATTCGCAAACTTTTAATCTGTAATCTGTTTCCAGAATCTGGATTAAGAGTTCTCATTTTTATTCCTCCTTTTGAAACAACTTCTGGGGTACTGCGTAAGTTCATCTTAATATTTTTAGTCTTACGAGCGTCCGTTTCAATTGCTTCAGCTTTCCCTTGTTCATAAAAGAACTGGGCAAACTTTTCAGGATTCATCGCTAATGATAACGCTTTATGATATCCTTGTGCATCTTCAATTAAACCATCTTTATCTAAATATTTTTGAACAAAGTTCATAATATTTCCTTGAGATTTTTTTAATTCTGATGTTTCACCAGGATTATACGTTACGCTATTTTCACCTATCTTAAACTCAAAACCTTTGAATTCATTGGAAAACACCTCATCTGTCTTTTTCGCAAACCAGTCATACTTTCGTTGTTGCTGTTCCGTCTGCGTCTTAGCATCATCAACATATTGCCTATACTCTTCTAATTGCTTTTTAGTTTCTTCAGATACAACATCCTGTCTTGACTCAAGTGGTTGTCGGTACTTATCTTTCTGTTCATTAAAAAACTTTTTAGCTTTGACAATTTTTCTTTTCTTTGCTAGCTTTTTCTTTTTTATAGTTGATTCATCGTCTATATCTGTATCAAAAGTGTAATCATCCATTAAGGCTTCTACATCTTCTTCATCAATAGCTTCTTCACTTGCTAAAAAATATTCAGCTAACAAAACTTCAGGATTCATTTCATCAAAATCGCGATTCAGTTTTACGTAATCATCAATTCCTCTTCCTGTATCCTTTTTATATTTAAAATACGCTGCGACATCTTCAGGAAGTTCTTCCTTCTCTTCTCGCTTAGCCATTAAATCATCAAATGATTCAATTGGCTTGTCGTATCTATTTCTTATATATTCAAGAACATCTTTTTCTTGTAGCTCAACTGGAGCTTCTGGTGCTGCGTCTCCTTTTACTTCTTCACTAGTAGTGGAAACCTCATTTACTTGTTCTTGAACTGGTTGTTCATTATTTTGTGCTTCGTTTTCTTTTAGTAGTTTTTCTTCTACTTGTGCTACAGATTTTTGTTCTGCAGACACTTCTTTTAATTTTAATTCCATTTGATTTTAATTTTTACAAAGTTAATAATTTAATTATTGTTTATTTTAGGTCTATCTAGGTTCAAATTCTGCTAAGTCAAATCCATCTAAACTATCTTCATTAGACTCAAATTTTTGAGGAGGTAAGTTGTTCCTTCTCTGATTTATAAGTCTAGATTGTTCAGTATTAGCTTGACTAATTCTATCAGCTTTAGATTTTTCTCTTTGTAGCTCTCTATCTTTTAATCCTCTTTCGCTTATATCTCGGAGCTGTTGATTATATCCAAACTCCTTATCCATAAGAGTTCCTTTAAGTTGAGCTTCGGCATTTAATCTTTCAATTTCAAAAGCTATCTTAGCTTGTTCTAATTGTATCTTAGCTTGACTTTCTGCTTGTATTTTTTGCATAGAAGTTTGTGCAGCCATCTGTTGAGATTGCATTTGTATCTGCCCTTGCTGCTGTTGTTTTTGCATTTCAAATTGCCTATCAGCTTCTTCTTTAGCTTTACGTTTCATTTTAAGTAACTGATTAGCAAGTTTAAGATTATGAATTTCTCTTATATCAATTGCATCTTCTAAATTAATATCTCCTTTTTGTAACGCCATTTGAATATTAGCTTCAAGCTGGGCTTTTTCTTCCGCATCTGGAGTAATTTCAATAAATATACCAAAGTCATAAATATATAAATCATTCATTTCTTGTAAGATAGAAACATTGTATTTTCCTATTTGGTTAGCAAATTCATCTTTAAACTCTGCATATTCTAATATATCAGCCATTCTATAAGATAAACCTTCAGCTAAAGTTCTATACATATATAATGAGCCATCTAAAATATGGCGCGTTGCTGTATTGGAATTTAATGCAGCTATTTTTTGAATCCCTACCAAAGCATTAGAATCTGGTTTATTCCCGTCTTTTGCTTCACTTAACCCTGTTACTTGACGAATCATATTTATATAATTATTCATATTCGTAATTAACATTTGAGTTTTACTAGCTCCTGAATTAGAGGTTAATTGTTGAATTGGAATTTTACCTTGATTATAATCTCCTTCTTGAGTATAACTTCTACCCACCACACTACCTGTTTGGAAATAAAGTCTTAAGGCATCTTCTGGATTATAAGCGTTACCTGTTCCTAAATCTACTTCATTTAATCCATCTGCATCTATATACACCCCATCAGGTACAGTTCTAGATATTACTTGTTGTAGTTTTAAATGAGTTAATTGAATCAAGTCTGCAAAAGGAATCATACGTTTAGTTAATGATTCAATTGCCCCTTTATACATACGGGGGGATGTAGCTACATAACTTGGTAAAGCAGATTGAGATGCGGATTTTGGTCTTACCATATTTTCCATTAACTCCCATTTTAACATTATGTTAGTTCCCATTACCATAATACCTTCATACCATACGTCAATAGTTTTAGTGATTTTAGTAAAATTGTTTTCTTCCATCATTTCTTCTGGAGGATTAAATGAATCATCTTTTTCTATTATTCGTGTAGCTCCATTTTCATTTACTTTCTTTTTGTAAACATATTTTTTAGTAGTCTTGTAGTTGAAATACATTAACGTACACGTGTCTCTATAAAATATATCATTTTCATAATACTGAGCTACATTAAAATAATCATACCACATTTGGCTGTACTGACTTATTTCTTCTAAATCTTCTTTGGTTAAAGACTGGTCAATTTTCATTAATTCCGTTATAGCTACCGTTTTAATTTCACCCCAATAAAAACAATCTTTATATTGTGGGTCTTCTGTATAACTATGAATTAAATTTGCAGGGTCAACATATTTTATTTCTACTCCTGCTCCAGGTAAGAATTCGTGTTTTGCGCAAGCTAATCCCAACACTGTTAAATCATAATCTAACCGCCTACGAATATCATCATAGTGGCTCATA